TTATCAGGGTCTTGAGAAATATCAATTGCCTGTATAATAAATGATGCGTTAGTTCCGCTTTCAGAAACGTCCAATTGGACTTCTGAAATTCCTGTTTTTGTATTTCCAGTAGCATTGGTTACAGAATAGTTTTGAAACAGATCTGCTCTTGCGAAAGCCGCATCAGCGTCCATTAAAAAAACTGCATCTGGGTCATCTACTACGAACGCTGTAATGTCGCTCGCAACAACTGAACCAGGATAATAGTTTTTCCAAGTCGGCTTTTGAGTAGTAGGATCTGTGTAAAAAACTCCGTTGAAAACACCAACGACAGCAGTACTGTTTCCAGCTGTATGTCTTTCAATGTTTCCCCCAGTAACAGGTATCACCAAGTCACCTTGATAAATTGCAGTATTATAATTACTTGCAATTGTATATCTGTTCTGAGCTCCAACCAATGGTGTACCGTCTAGTTTTCTGTACGGTCTAAGACCGAACTTTTCCACAACGTTTGCCATTATAGTTTTTCTCCTATTTATTTTTTAAGTTTAATTTGCCTTCTTAATGGTAGTAAAAGTTAACTAACTCTTTCGTCCACCACCAAAGGTTACCCTAGATTGTCTATCAATATTGATAGGCATTCCTGGATGTTGTTCCTTCATGAGATCATTATCAACAGCGTGCATTTGGTCTTGAGTAACTTTTGAAAAGTACTCACTGCGTTGTTTCAATATCTCTTCTGGTATCCTTGCCAACACAAGGCCTCCAATCCCAATACACCCCTGATAATTACCTTTTGCAATGACAGGATAATTAAATTCATTAATTGCATCTTTATATTCATCTGCTCTAACGAACTCATATCCTTCTCTAAGTTTCTTAGATACATTTCCTGTATCCTCAAAACCTGCAACTTCAGTTCTGATCCATCTATGAACAAAACCTTTCGGTGGCAGTGGCGCATCCAAACTGGATGGTAAAGTCCAACTTTTAACTCTAGTAGTCTTATCTCTAGAATTGGACTCGCGTGAAGACTTGTCTATCGTGCTATTCATTATTTTCTATCCTCCTTCACGAATTTAGCGTATTCCTCTAGTGGCACCCCAAGTTTTTTAGCTATTGCTACCTGTGATTTGGTGAGAGTCACAGTCCTGCGTCCTCCTTGCCTTCTAGAAACACCTGCAACATTTTGGACGGGCTTGTTGTTAGGTATATTTGCTTCCTCGGCATTGTTAAACTTCTGAGGAAAATAATCTCTCAGTTGTTTATCAATTTCATTATAGTAGTCATCACTCTCCGCGTCAAACCCTTGCATTATTAATTCATCATGCATGTTCATGACAGCAGAAGTCATAATTTTATCGTTTCCAAACCATTCATTTCTAGATGCCCAATCTCTAGCTTTTGGGCTAATTTTCGGTGGAATGGGTTGATTTTGTGATGTTTGTTCTACTGGTTCTGGATTAGCTTCTCTTTCTTTTTTAACTTTTTCTTTTTCAGATAAAGAAATTCTAACCTTTTCTTTTTCTACAGCTAACTTAGTTAAAGCATCATTAGCTTCCATAACTTTATCGGTATCGGAATTATCTAATGCTTCTTTTAGTTGTCTTTTAACTTTATCTCTTTCTGCGTCTATTCTTGCATCGTATTGTTTTAAATATTCAGTGTCTGTTTCTTCATACTTACTAGAAACATCTGTATATTTTTTCTGCAATCCTTTCGCATACTCAAGAGCCGCTTGTTCTCTTCTTTCAGCTTCTCTGTATTTAAAAGTTAACTCTTTAATTCTTTTTTGAGCATTTTCAGAAACTTTAGATAAGTTTTCTTTATCATCTTTTTTAGTTTCTGTAGTTACTTCAACGTCTGGTTTAGGCTCTTCTACTTTTTTGATTTCAGCTTTTTCTTTTTTACTTACATCAAGATCAGTATAACCTAAATCAACATCTTCTTTTTTTAATTGTGAAGGATCTGTATCTTTCTCTGATTGATTTTCAAGTACAATATTTGTTTCTTGAGCATCATCAGTATCTAATTCGATATCCTTTTTTGTATCGTCTACCATATTTTCTCCTAATAGTTGTGTGTTATGTGTTCAGGGTCTTCTACTGTGCCAATGATTTCATCGTCATTAAGAATACGAACTTCTCCAAGTTCTGTTTTAAATCTTGAACCTGCATATCGTCCGAAGATTACCCATTGACCTTCCTTGCACCACGGACCTGTGGGAAATTTAGTTTCGTCTCTATAACAAAGTGGACCCATTTTTAAAACTAATGCACAAACTGTTGCAAGTGCAATTCGTTCCTGAGCTTCATCTGATATATGAATTCCACCTTTAGTTTTTGCAGGTGGTATATAAGGACGTACTACTATTCTCCATCCAGTGGGTTCTGGAATTTTGTCTAACATTTTATCTATTGAGTTTGGGTCGGTAGGTATTTCTGGTTTTGGTTGTTTAACCGTTTTCAGAATCGCTGACCCGTCTGGTCTTACCAAAGTCATCTTCTATATCCTCTTTTTTCAGCAGGTATTTAATCACCTGAAGCAGTTCTTCTAAAGAACTGAGTTGACCTCTAGAGTATTGAAGTTTCTCATAGCTGTCAACACCATGCACGATATGTTCAACTTTGGTATCGATTAACTTTTTTATTTCAGATCTAATTCGATTTACAGTATCAATGTCCATCATTGATACTAACTAACAAATTTATACTTTATTGGCAAGATAAACATTCATCACTATTAAAATCTAAGTCCTCTAATGTTTCTTTTTTAATAGGCTTGCATTTATCGCAAAAAAACTCGTTGTCTTTTACTTCAAACTCTTCATGACATTTTCCACATTCACTAGTCATACTACTTTCCTTTTTTGGTATTAATAATATCTGTGGCTTTAATACCATATACGGCAGCTACTACTGAAATCCAAAGTCCGGTCACCCACCACGGCATGTTTTGTAATTTTTCAAAATATAAATCTAATTTTTGACTTATTTTTTCATCTTCTGCAAATACAGAATACGCTAATAAAAACAGAGGACTCGACAACACGATGAGGATGAATTCGTCCTTCCAATCGTTTTTTTGTGTTTGAAATACTTCGTTTCTTAATTCAATTTCACCACGAGCCATTTTCTCCGCGTGCATGAGTCTCGCTTGGGAGATTGCTTGTTTCTCTTTTTGTTTGTTTTCGTATAATGTGACTCCCGTCTTGAATGCTGTCCCTAAAAGATTTAACCATATCATAATATTTTTTAGATCTCCTTAATCCAAAATAAGGTAACATCTGCTCCAAAGCGTGTAAAGCCTTCCAACCTGTAACTGTCCAACACCAACATACTTTATGATGTTTCTCTTGTTGTTTCTTTTCTACAATATAGCCACAATTAAAAAATGCTTTAAATCTTTCCACTATGTCTTTATCAGACATAGTGACTGAACATTCTATTCTTTTGCGTTTAGGACCATTGCTCCAATAACCCATGGAGCCTTCACCTTCAAATACTCCAGCTAAAAAAGCTAGTTTATTTAATTCCATTTAAGAATTGTATTTTTGTTTTTTATAAGAAGGTAGACCTTGTGGATTAGGACCACGTTTAGGTGGAGGACCAAATCGTTTACCAGGTAACTTATTTCTTTTTCTTTTTGCTTTTGTCGACACCTTTGATAACTCCCTTATTTTTAGATGCGTAAAATACAGCTTTACCTTTTTCAGAACCGTATTCTTTCTTCATCGCTTTCATTATCTTGGCACCTTTTTTTGTAAGTGGCATTATTTTTTACCTTGTGATTTTTTAATAGCTTTAGCTGTTGGAGCGCCTTTCGTTCCAGGTTTTCTCATCTTCTCACCTGATCCTGCAGCGATTCTTTTTTTCTTTTGTTGAATATTATACCAAAGACCTTTTTTAGCCATAGTTCCTTTTTTAGTTTTATGATAACCTTGAGCCATTATTTTTTACCTTTGTGTTTTGCACCTTTCATCATTTTACCATTTGGCATTTTGTGCATCATCTTACCACCTTTAGCTTTCATAATTTTACCAGGTTTCATTTTTTCATCTTGAAGACCAGCGCCTCTAGTTTTTTTACTTTTGTACATTTTTTTCCCTCATTATGTTAAGTTTTTCTTTTGCGACTTGCAAACGTTTATCCGAAGCTTCTTCTTGAGATTGCAAACGCTCCATTTGGAAAGCAATGTCATTTTCTTGTCTATTGAATTGACCTACTTCCTTCATTTGAGCCTCTTGAGTTTTTCTTTGTAGATCGAGAGCTCTCAAATCTATTTCCTGTTGTTTTAAACGAACTAAAGGATCTTGTTGTGCTTGGCCTGCTTGCATTTCGGCCTGTGCTAGCTGTGCAGTAATCTCCGCTGTCTTTTTTGCAATCATAGAATTAAATACAGTTTGAAAAGCTTGTGGATCTGCTTGAGCCATTTGTTGTAATTCTGGATTCTGTTGAATTAAAGCTTGTACTTCTAACGATGCTTTCATACTTACGTGATCCGATACGTGAGATTGTAGTAATGCATACACTTGAGGATTAATTTGAACCATTCTAGTTTGCATAAATATCGTATGAGCCTGAATATGAGCATCATGATCTTGATCAGGGAACGCATTTAGTAATTGCATCTGTAAAGACAGTGAATTTTCTTTTGCAGGGTCTTGTGGTTCAGGCATTTCAGGTGCTTTTAACAATAAATCAATATTTTTTGTTCCTAAACTCTCATACACTCTTCTGTAAGCCTCATAAATGTTATGAAGTTGTGGTGCACTTTGCGCAACTTGTAATTGGGTCTGTGCTAAAGTCACTCTTTGTGCCATAGACCATAAATTTGGATCCGCCATAGGTAAAATATCTACTCGATCATCAAAATCTAAGGCCTTAATGGTTCTTTCTCCGCCATACACATCGTAAGGATACTCTGGTGGAAGAAATTCTGAACAAATTCTTGCTAAAATTTTAAATTCTTGTTTCATTGCGTAGTAACAACGCTTGTGAATAGCACTCATGACCCGCGAACCACGTTCCATTAACGCAATCGTAGTGCCAACTGCTGCTTGTTGATTACCATCACCTACTTGTAAGTCTGCAATCGCAGCAAAACGTTGTCCTGCAGCTACTACAAAACCTAATAATTGATATAAAACGGTAGAAGGTTCTTTAAAAGGAAGTAATTGAAACTGATCTTTGATGTTTCCACCTGGTGCATCGACATCTCTAAACTCTCCAGGTTGAATGGGTTGGTCATCATCACGTACTCGCATACCTCTAGATTTAAATCCAGCAGGTAAATTGGACAACGTACCAGCATCAAGTAGTTGTCTTAACGCTTCCGTAGCTGTTCGAGACAATCCACCAATCATGTGGAGCATTCCAAAACCATAAAATCCTAATCCTGGTAAAAATTTATAATGAACAAAGTATTCAATACGATTATACTTAGGATCATCTGCTCTAAAATTTCTATAAATAGATAAAACTTGTCCTGTGTTTTCAATTACAGTTACAATGTAAGGAACTTTTATATTTTTTTCTTTGTTAGGAACATCGGAAGTATACTCCTCCATATCTAAATCTACATGTATCTCTAATACATTGTACATGAAATCTTTATAATTTGGTTTTAATCCTTGAAGATTATCTAATCTTTTTTCTGTGTCAGTTTGTTCTGGTTGTGGATCTAATAATTCTGTTTGCATGTACATTCCAATTTCCATTTTTTTACGAATTTCATTGTCACTCATCTTAGTAACTTGAGTTATTCGTTCACAGCTTTTTAAATCGGTTGCGTAGTAAGGTACAATTAAGTCTCTTGCCGGTATGAATAAAGATGCAGGTCTGTCTAATAATTCATCATAGAATACTTTTTTAAAAGTAGATCCTGTTAACGGTAAATAGAATAACATTTGATCTACATCCGTTGTATATTCTTCCATCTTTTCCATAAGAAGATAGTTCATGTATTCTTTGACACGTTGTTGTTGAGCCTCTTTTTCAGGAGTAGGGTTACCTACAATCTGTGTTCGTACAGGACCATCGGGGGGTAATAATTCTTTGTAGGCTTGAGCCTGAAACTGGGTACACGCTTCAGCGAGCATAGGATGAGTTACACCAGACGCGCCTTTAAAAGGTCGGTTCATGACATTGTATTTAACGCCTAATAAATCTAAACCTTTATCAATCGTCTCTTGCCAACCTGCTCTGCTTTCTCTATCGTTTTCAACATCAGCAATTAAATCTGATGCTAGTCTTTTTAGAACTCTATCCTCTAAACGTTCTGCAATATTTTCTGCAAAATTAAATTCTTCTTCTGGTCCCTGATCCGTGGTCTCTGAATCTTCTTCCTCGATTATTACTTCTTCAGGAGCGATCTCAGGATTATCCGCTAGTTTGATTTCTTCTGTTTGTGGTTCGTTTTTTTCTACAGCCATTATACGATATCCTTGTAGTATTTTTTGTCTTTATTAGCAACTACAAAATCTCCTTTAGAATATTTTTTTGTAAACTTAAATCCAATGGATTTGTTATCT